TTCTGGTCTGGATTCCAAGGAAGACGTTGTAGAAGGTGAGACTATTGAGAATTAGACTTTTAGACCTTTTGGTAAAGCATGAAGGGAAACGCTCAAGGGCTTACCAGGATACTGAAGGGATATGGACTATTGGCGTGGGACGAAATATTAACCCTGAGAACGGATTAGGTCTTTCTGATGATGAGATAGCCTATTTACTGGGAAATGATATAGCGCGTATAGAGCAGGAATGTAGTGAAGCATTTGGGTTTTATGATGATTTGGATGAAGTGAGGAAAGATGCCTTATTGAATTTATGTTTTAATCTTGGCTTGCCTCGCTTGAAGAAGTTTAAACTGGCGTTAGGACATTTGGAGGCGGGACGTTATGACGAAAGCGCAGAGGAATTTCTGGACTCTCTTTGGGCTACTCAGGTGGGTCAAAGGGCTGTTGAGGTTGCGGAGATGGTCAAAACCGGAGAGTATCGTAGCTGAAATAGCTAAAGCTGAAATCAAGGCCAAATTAACCGAGGATGAAGATATGCCGAAAGTTGGTGATAAACATTATTCCTATACGAAGAAAGGCAGGGCAGCAGCTAAGTCGTATGCCCGTATGACAGGTCAGCCTGTTACTATGACGCAGAAGAGAAAGAAAGCCCGAAAGCGTAAATGAATCTAGACATTTCCTTATTGCCTTGGCAACAGGAAGTCTGGAACGATCCGTCCCGTTTTAAAGTGGTGGCTGCTGGTCGCAGAACCGGCAAATCCCGTCTAGCCGCCTATCTTCTCATTGTCAACGCCCTCAAGACCGATAAAGGTCAGGTGTTCTATGTTGCCCCCACCCAAGGTCAGGCAAGGGACATCATGTGGAATTCCCTGCTCGATATAGGCAGCAGTGTGATTAAATCAAGCCATGTGAATAATATGCAGATGACGCTGATTAACGGCAGTATTATCAGTCTTAAAGGGGCTGACCGGCCTGAGACAATGCGTGGAATAAGTCTGTTTTTCCTTGTTCTTGATGAATATGCCGATATGAAACCTGAAGTGTGGGAGACAATATTACGTCCTGCATTAACCGACTTACGGGGAGCGTGTCTGTTTATCGGTACACCAATTGGACGTAATCATTTCTACGAACTCTATCAACAGGCCCAGGAAGAAAGCAGTGAAGGTTACAAGGCGTGGCATTATACGAGTTACGATAATAACCTTCTGGCAAAAGAGGAAATAGATTCAGCCAAGAGGTCTATGTCCAGCTATGCGTTTCGTCAGGAATTTATGGCGAGCTTTGAAGCCAGAGGCAGTGAGATGTTCAAGGAAGACTGGATAGTCACTGACAAGAACGAACCCAAGAGTGGGGATTATCATGTAGCTATTGACCTTGCCGGTTTTGAAGAAGTAGGAAAGAACAAAAGCAAAAACAAGAAACTTGATAATACCGCTATAGCAATCGTTAAAGTCGGGGAGTATGGTTGGTGGATTAAAGAGATCATTCATGGACGCTGGAGTTTAAACGATACAGCGGTAAAGATATTTCAGATAGTCAATGACTATGAACCAGCCTCGGTAGGCATAGAAAAAGGGATAGCCCGTCAGGCAGTGATTAGCCCTTTAACTGACTTAATGAGACAATATAACCGTTACTTCAGGATTGAAGAATTAACCCACGGCAACAAGTCTAAGACAGATCGGGTTATGTGGGCATTACAGGGAAGGTTCGAGAACGGCATAATAAAACTCAACGAAGGTGATTGGAGTGAGACTTTTCTTGATGAACTTTTCCAGTTTCCTGATATTCTTACCCACGACGATACGGTAGACGCATTAGCATATATAGACCAGCTTCAAAAAGTCTCCTATCAGGCTGACTTTGAAGTAGATGAACATGAACTGTTAGATTCTGTAGCGGGATACTGAGATGGACAATTTATTCGACGATAGTGTTTATACGGGTGATTCTGTTGAAACGTGGGTTATCGGTAAGGCTGATAAATGGCGTGAGCATTATCAATCGAATTATCAGGAAAAGTTTGAAGAATACTATGACCTGTGGCGTGGTTATTTTAATCCTGAAACTAGAACAAGGGTTAGTGAACGCTCGGAGATTATAAGTCCTGCCTTGCAACAGGCGGTTGAGTCCAGTGTTGCAGAAATCGAGGAAGCTACTTTTGGGCGGGGTGCATTTTTTAATATCCGTGATGATATTCGTGACCAAGACCCGAATGATGTTGCCTATATACGGGCGAAGCTGAACGAGGATTTTCGTAAGCACAAGATACGCCAGCAAGTCGGTGAATGTCTTATCAACGCTGCTGTCTTTGGGACAGGTATCGGCGAGATAGTCATGGACGTAGATACTGAACTGCGCCCTGCAAGCCAGCCAACCGGCGGCAATATGCAAGCTATTGGTGTTATGGAAACCGAAAGGATGGTAGTGAAGTTAAAACCTATCCTGCCCCAGAACTTTTTAATTGATCCTCTAGCTACAAGTGTTGATGACGCAATCGGCGTTATCGTTGATGAATACGTCTCCCCCCATAGTATTAAAATCCTTCAGGAAGAAGGGGTCTATCGTGATGTGGAAGTAGGTACAGAGTCTTACGGTGATAGTGGTCTTGATGCCGACCCAAATCTTTCGGATGAACCAGGACACAAGGTAAGGCTAACTAAATATTACGGCCTTGTTCCACGCTATTTACTCGATAAGGAAATGGATGAAAACATCGACATCGAGGAGTTTGAAGAAGAGATTGAAGAAACTGTAGAAGACGGTGTAGAAGAAATTACCGAAGAAGATATTGAAGTAGAGGCAGACGTAGAAATCAAACAGGACTATTACGTTGAAGCCTGTATTGTCATAGCCAACAAGAGCGTTATTCTCAAGGCTCAGGAAAATCCCTACATGATGGGAGACAGACCTATCATTGCCTTCCCATGGGATGTAGTTCCAGGCAGGTTCTGGGGAAGAGGAGTCTGTGAGAAAGGCTATAACTCGCAGAAAGCCCTTGATGCAGAACTCAGGGCAAGGATTGATGCACTAGCTCTAACCAACGCCCCGATGATTGCTATGGACGCTACCCGTATGCCAAGAGGTGCGCGACCAGAAGTGAGGGCTGGAAAGATCGTTCTGACTAATGGTAATCCGGCTGAAGTGTTGCAACCGTTTAATTTTGGTCAGGTGTCACAGATTACATTTGCCCAAGCCGAAACATTACAACGGATGGTTCAACAGGCCACTGGTGCGATTGATACGGCAGGGGTTCCAGGTTCCATTAATGGTGAAGCTACAGCGGCAGGAATAAGTATGTCGCTAGGTGCAATCATCAAACGCCATAAGCGTACCCTGATTAATTTTCAGGACAGCTTTCTGATTCCGTTTGTTAAAGCGGCTGCGTGTCGGTATATGCAGTTTGATCCTGAACACTATCCGGTCAACGACTATGTGTTTGAAGTGACCTCGACATTAGGAATTATCGCCAGAGAATATGAAGTAACCCAGCTTGTACAATTACTACAAACTATGGGTCAGGAATCCCCTCTGTATCCGGTGTTGATTCAGTCGATTGTAGACAATATGCAATTACAAAACAGAGAGCAGTTGATCCAGACAATTCAACAGGCTATGGAACCAGACCCACAGGCACAGGAACAGGCCCAGATGCAACTCCAGAATCAGGTGGCTTTCCAGCAATCCCAGACCAATGCGCTTAATGGTCAGGCTACAGAGTCAGAAGCAAGGGCGCAGAAGATTGCTACAGAGACTAAGGCTATTCCTATTGACCTTGAGAATGAGAGACTTAAAGCCATTGCTACTTCAATAAGGGCAGAGGGTGATATTGAAAAGGACGAGTTTGAAAGCAGGGTCAAGATAGCCGAGACACTGATAGACGAGAAGAAATTAGGTCTTGAAGAATTGAAAGTTAGGGTAGAAAATTAATCTATTCGATATTATGATATTGTAAGGTTGTGGAGAAAGAGAACGAAAAATACATTGACGCCATGTTCGAGATGTTTCGGACGAAAGGATGGCAAATGTTAATGGATGATTTGTCCCATAACGCAACCGCTATAAATTCGGTTGAAGCAACGACAGATAATGAGAATTTGTGGTTCCGTAAAGGTCAGTTGAATATTCTCACCTCACTTGCTTCACTGGAAACTCAAGTTGAGAACATGGTTGATGAGAAAGATTTATGATTTTCGGTGTCCAGACGGACACGTTTTTGAAAAATACATAGATGACAACATCAAAAATGTACCCTGTGAAATCTGCAAGCAGGAATCAACGAGAGTGGTATCTTGTCGGGGTATTTTGCTTGATCCGATTAGTGGTGATTTTCCATCAACCACTATGAAATGGGCAAGAGACAGACAAGTTAAAATCAAAGCAGAACGAAAGGTAACTGAAGCGTAGGTCTTTCGTAACAAGGTAGCCGACAGGTCTTGTAAATTCGCGGAGTTAATTATGGCAGCAAAACTTTTGAATAAGGAAACCGAAGATAAAACCGAAACCGCCCCGATTGAGGACATAAACAAGGAAGCACCTCAAGCCGATAAGGTGGAATCTAAATTTGCGGAAAAGTCGCGTGATGAATTGGAGTCAATGCTCACTGAGCAGGAGTCAATGATAGGGCGGCAAAGCGAAGAAGTACGAGATGCCAGGAAGCAGATCAGCGCGTATAAAGAAGCAGATAGTTTTATCAAAGGACAACTCCAGAAGCAGGAGCAAGCAGAGCCAAAAGAAGAGTTAGACTATTTTGGAAATCCTGAAGAAGCTATACAGAAATCCATAGAGAACCATCCGTCAGTAAAGGAGAGTCAGGAAGCATTACTAAGACTGCAACAGCAAACCGCTGCACAGCAGATTCTTGCACAACATCCTGACATGGTTTCGATAGTACAAGACCAGAAGTTTATTGATTGGGTATCTAAAGATTCTGTAAGAATGAGATTGTTTAATGAGGCGAACCAACAGCTTAACATAGAGAGTGCGAATTATATTTTTAACGAATATAAAGCGGCCCACAATGTTACGCCACCACCTCAAAAAGAACAGTCCAAGAGAACTGAGTCTGTAAGGGCTGCCTCAACGGGCAGCACATCAGGTAGCTCGGAGCCTATTAGCAAAAAGAAGTACAGGGCATCCGATATAAGAAAACTCAAAAAGGAAGACCCAAAGGCATATGCGGAGAGAGGTGACGAAATACTCCAAGCATATCGAGAGGGTCGTGTTGTTCGTAATTAATTTTTGAGGATTTAAATAATGGCTACTTCAGTATATCCGGCGACGGGTGGCTTTAGTGATACCACGACACAGGCAAATTTTATACCAGAACTGTGGAGTGATGAAATTAGAGCAGCCTATGAAAAACGCCTGGTAATGGCTGGCCTTGTTAAGCGTCTACCAATGGTTGGTAAGAAGGGAGATACAATCCATATCCCTGCACCGACTCGCGGAAGTGCAACAGCAAAGGCTGCAAAAACAGCAGTTACCGTTCAGGCAAACACAGAAAGCGAAGTACAGGTCTTGATTAACAAGCACTATGAGTATTCAAAACTCATGGAAGATGTTGCTGAAATTCAGGCACTTGCAGACATGAGAGGTTTTTACACTGATGACGCTGGCTATGCGCTTGCGACCCAGACAGACGTAGACCTCCATAACGAAGGTAAGAATATTGGTGACGCCAGTGATAACTGGGTTGGCAGTGGTTCTTACTACACTGATGCGTCCTCTGGACTGACAGCGTATGCGGTTGATACCGTAACCACTTCAGACCTCGTTACAGACGCTAGTTTTAGAGGTCTTATAAAACTTCTTGATGACAATTCAGTGCCTTTCGATGAAAGATATTTTGTCATTCCACCTTCACTCCGTAAGACTTTGATGGGCATTGATCGTTATGTGTCTTCAGACTTTGTTGACGGACGAGGGGTTCAGAATGGCAAGATCGGGAACCTTTATGGAATTGATATTTATGTAACAGCTAACTGTTCAGTTACCGAAACCGCTGCTCAAAACAGCGCCGGTGGTGAGCTTAAAGCGGCTACATTGTTCCATAAGGAAGCCTTTATTCTTGCAGAGCAGCAGAACATTCGCGCTCAAACCCAGTACAAGCAAGAGTGGCTTGGTACATTATTCACCGCTGATACCAT